GAGCAAATTTTTCTGGCTTAATATTTTTTGGATCCGCGTCTTTAGAATTACATTTATCTCCCTTACATTGCTCTAATGCAATTTTTAATTTTTCAGGAATAGGCAATCCTAGCTTACTTGCATTTTCTATAACAGATAAAAACTCTGTAGCCACATAAAAAACTATAACCAAATTACGGATTCCAACGTTAGGCACAAGCTGCTCTATAACTGAGGAACATGAAACTATTATAAGTATAAAGACTTTCTTACTTATACCTTTATAGGCTCTAGCACTATTAACTGTTTTAGTTATGTATCCAGCCCAAATTCCAGTTACATAATCCACTAGCATAAGAAATACTAAGACTCTTACGGATAAGTCAAAGCCCCCTAAAGCCCAAACAAGAACAGATATCCAACCAGTCCAAACCATAGCAATTCCATTTTTAGCACTTATAAAAAAATCTTCCATCTACTCACCTCTTCTAAAATGGCTAGCTCCAAAAAGTCTAACCATTCTATACATTAAATTTCTTTTAATTACACCCACTCCCCATTCTGTCATAATTTCTAAAAAAACTTGATCTGCCTCTTCTCTAGTTACATCTAAAGTACATTTACTAGAATATAGCCAGTCATGGACTACAGCAGCTCTCCCATGTTTTCCAGAACTGTTAATTATATTTCTAAAAATTCTTGGAACTGATGCATAATCCGTTCTGAAACCCTTTGGGACAGTCACAAGTCCCTTAGATGTTCTGTAAGTATAATCTTCTAAAACTTCCCAATATTTATCATCAATCGGCATAGTATTTAATCTAGACATTTCCATATTTTCCCTCCTTGCTTTCATAGAAATTAATTCTTTGTCTTAAAGTACTAAGGTATGCACTCATATACCGCATTTGGTCTTTTAAGTGCATTTTCTCTACTGGAGACAGATTTTCAAAAGTATCTGTAGTAAAGAATTTATCCAGCTTAATTATTTTCTCTTGTAAGTCATCTTTTTCTTTTATTATTCTTTCTAAAAAACTTTCCATTTTTTAGCCTCCTAATATTATTTATACGCAACTCTGTCTGCCCCTTTTATTTGCCAGTGTGGAGCGTCTTTAAAAGTTCTCCAACAATTACCTCCCCATTCAATCCCATACTTTTCTAATAATCCCGCATTTTTAGCTGTATTATAGATGTCTTGATAGTAATGGAAATCTTTCCAAGTTCCTTTGTAAACGTCCTTTTCTATAATCTTTTCTACTTTTTTTCCATTTTCCATAACAGATACTTTTACTTTTTCTTTTACTAAAACACCAATGTCCGCAGCATATCCTAGCCCATCAAATTTAATCTGATGATTAGATTTTAGTTTATGCCCATCTACATTGGTTACTTTAAATCCTGGAGCGGTTCTGCCTTTTTGATATTCTAAATTTTGCTCTGCTGCTGTTCTAACCCCTGCTGTAATCTTAAAGTTCCAAGGACTTATTTTTATAAGCTCTGTCATAAAATTTACCAGGTTTGGATGCACTCCTTTCAGCATTTTTAAACTTGTTTCTGATAATGTATACATTTAAAATCACCTCCTAAAAATGACCTTGTGAAAGCCTGTTTAACCCAATTAAAAAAAGGTAGCCATATAAAACTACCTTTAATTTATTTAATCCCATTTAATAGCTTCTAGTTCTTCAACTGTTGAAACCTCCCTTATTTTCTTAGTTATGGCTGTATATTTCTTTTGTGCAGACATAACTCTACGGATCCAAGAGAAGTAAATTTGGATTAATTCTCCAAGCGAAATAGATGCAATAGAATTATCTTTTAATCTCCATTGAGTTGGTAAAGATTTTAAAAGTTGCTTTAATTTTCCTGCTCTCATAACCATTTTGATTTTTTCTTCTAGTTCTGCATCTACTAGAATACCTAAATCATCTAGGGCTTGTTTAATTTCATCGTAGTCATCTATTTCTCCAGCTATATCTAAAGCCATCTTTACTCTCATAAAGTTAATTTCATCATATTCTTTCATTTGGAATACTTTTCCATTACAATCATAACTTCCAAACATCTTATCTAGTAGAATTTCCCTGAACTTGTGTCTGAAAGTTCTTTTAACATCTTCCATGTCTATATCCCAAGTATGTGTAGATGTGTTCCACGTATGATAAGAGCTTGGTTGTGGTACAACCTTTAATTTCTTATCTTCTACGTACTCTCCAGGAGCGAGTTGAACTTCGATATCTTCTTCTATAAGTTCTTCTCTAGTCATCTCTCTTATAGTGTTTTTTGCTTCGTCATATGTTGGATATTTGAAAGCTTCATTTCTTTCAATTACAACATATTGTGACGGAGTAAGTTCTGGATAATCCAGGAATAAATTACCTTCCATGAATTGCATAACTTCATCTGCTGTTAAATTAACAGTGAATGCGAGTCTTGATTTTTTCTCTTTTGAATAAATGTAAAACATAACATCTCTCCTTTCAAATGTGAGTAGATTTTCAAATTTATAAAGAATTTATAGTTTTATTTTGTAGCTTTGAGCATATTTTTATAATTTTTCTTAAATATAAAAAGTGAGAATTTCATATAATAAGCACTCAAATCTGCAATTTTAAATATAAAAAACTGAATAAATTTGAAAATCTCTATAATATTTAACTAAAAAATACCTAACTTTTTTCTTGCATTTATAATGCTATTTCTTATCTCTGTTGGATTAGCTTTTGCAATGTAATGCTTACTTGTAACTCCACTGCTAGAATGATTAGCATAGCTACTTGCTAAACCTAATCCAGCCAAATTATTGATTAAATTTATAGCTGTTTTCCTTAATGTATGAGGATATAGATCCTCAATACCTATAATTTTCCCTAACTTTCTAATCCTGTTTCTAATTGCTCCTTGTGTCATTTGCTTATGTTCTTTTCCATACTTAGTAACAAAAAACCAATCTATATCTATTCCATTTTCTGCTCTATAGAGTATCCATTCTTTTATAAGTTCCTTGCATTTTTGGAAAAAGAAAGCATTAACTATATAGCCCTCTTTCTCTTTAACATCTCTAAAATAGCCATTTTCTAAGTCCAGTTGTTCCATTTTTAAATTCTGAATAGCACTAATCCGACAAGCACTATCTAAGAACAATTCCCATAATATTCTGTCTTGCAAATCATATTTCTTAGATTCTACTTGCATATATAAGCGAACTGTCAATATTTGTTCTGTAGTAAGAAAATAAGAACTTCTAACCTTATCTTTTTCTGTAAATCTAAGTCTATCTAATTTGCTATCGAAAGGATGGTATTTAATCTTATTTCTACGAACACACCAAGCATAAAAAGTAGATATTGCCGTAGTTTTGTTCATCAAAGTTCTTTTGCTATTCCCTAAACTTCTACAGTAATTCCTGTAATTTTCCATTATAGTTGGCATTTCTAGTAAGGTTTCTTTACTTAGAAGTAACTTATTTTTATAAGCCTTCTGAAACCAAATTAGAAATAATTTAAAATTGTTACAGTACGTTTTGTATGTAGTCTCCCAAGTTTCCCAATTACTGCTCTTGCAACTATTTAGATACTCTAAATAAACATCCACATTTTCCTTCTTTAAATTTTCTAAAATCATTAATTGCATAATTAAAACCTCCTAATTTTGATAGGTTTATTATACATTCTTAAAATAATGGAAAATCTAATCACTTTAGATAAAGGTGATTATTTCAATGCAAATTTAGGTGGACTTATAATTAAAGTTATTGGTTTCTCATCGAAAACAGGGAAAAATAGATACAACTTCGATAAACCGTTTCCAAATAGATGCTTAATCTGTATCCTTGTGGAAAATGATGGTTTAAGAGATACAGAACCAGCGTTAGAAGCCTATGATAAAAATGGGTTTTCTTCAAACAATGCTATTGGGACAGGAGCATTTTATTGCTTGGCAATAGGCTATTAATTCTAAATTTCTATTATTTCAAAAGTATAAAGAAATCAACTTTGCAAATACCGTTTTGAATATTTCCACTAGTTGCATCTAGAGTAGAAAAGTCTAAATTATCTCCACTATGTATAACTGCAACAGAACAATTATCTTTTTTAGCAGTAGCCATAACTATAGAATTTTTAAAACTAAACCCCTCCGCTACTAATGTTTTTGAAGCATAAGCTCCTTTTGTCTCTAAAGAGCCTGTAACAATTTTTATATTTAAAATTGTTAAAACATCGTAATCAGATTTATGTTCAATTTTACATAGATTTTCCACTATGGAAAATTTATATAGTTCTTATTCTTTAAAAGATTGGAATATATTAGAGTTTTCTAATAAGCAAGTATTTCTTTCTTTAAGAAAAAGAGTTGATTACTCTGCAAATAAATATATTTATGAACTACCTTTTAAAATATCAAATGCAATAATTTTAGTAAGTTCTGAAGATATAATTAATCAAGTTTTATTTAGTGCTGTTATTCTTGATAATTCTGTTGTAACAAAAAGATGGCCAGATACAATTGCTACGGGGAACAATGTTCTAAATATTATTATTATGGCTCAAAAAGAATAACTGGAAAATTTAATCAAATATGAATCTGTAAATAAAACCGCTGGAACTAGATATTCAAGTTTAATTTTTTCTAAAACAGGAAACGTTTGTCATGTTTTTCTAGATATCCCTTCAGGAGTGTCAAACACTATAAATGATGGAACTTTGTTATTTAATTTTCCAGAAAAATATAGGCCAAAAACTTTTAATTTAAAAATAATAATTTCTAATCCAAGTGGGCGAACAGCAAGAACTCGTTATGATGCAAATACAGGAAATTTATATGTTTTATCAAAATTAGATGTAGCTGAAAGTATGTACTTAGATACTTTCTATATATTAGATTAATTTAAAGATTAATAAATCTCTCTGTCTACAGACATAATCGCAGTTACTTCTCATAATGAGAACTATATCACTTGTTGTCAAATATACGATTGTAGATAATGTTACATTAGTTTCTCTTCTACTATTAACAATTGGTATATTAAAATCGTGTCTTGTAAGTAATTCAGAATTTTTTAATATTTTTACAGCTTCAGATGTATCAACAGTATTTGTAACTCTTTGAGTTGCAGATATAAAGTATAAGCCATTTTCTGTAACTGAAAATTTCTGATTCAAAATATCTGAATTTGAGTTCTTAAATACTAAAGAAATATTTCCGCTAATTTTTGCATTATCTGTTGAAAAATTTCCATATTTTGTGAATAAATTTTCCAATCTCTTACGATTTTCCCATATTGATAGTTCTTCAAAGTTCCCATCTGGAACACTTACTCTTCTGTTTTGAGCTTCTTTACAAATGTAGAATTTCTTGTTTCCTGGGAAATAGTAAACATTCCCCTTTACTGCTTCGGATAATGGAAATTTCCCATCTTCTTTTCCAAGTGCAGAAACTACTCTATCATCAATTTCTTGAGCTGTTCCTGTATACCCACCTTTTTGTGTATAGTTAGTTTCTAAGAATTCTTTTGTGATGTATAGATCTTTTCCCACTCCTTCCACTACAATAGACTGAGCATTAGATGCAATTAAATTAAGTTTCAATTCTATCTTAAATGGACCGTCAGTTTCTGGTGGAATCCAAGAAGTTTCGTCTCCATCATTCATGTAATAGTACATTATCTCTTGTTCATTGTCATTAACAAACACACCTATTTCTCTTGGATAATACCCTGTTCTAAGACTCACATTATCAATGTTAGTAGTCAAAATAACTGTGTCATGTTCCTGGTTTAAAGTCAGAATTCCTTTCTCAACTTTTTGATTAATCAAATGTTCTAGCTCTGCTGGGTTATCATAGTTATCTAGTCTACCATCACCTATTTTAATCTTAGCAAAGTTAATCGGTTTGTTCTCTGCCTGAATTTTAGCCAAGTATTCTCTACCTTTTTTCGTTATTCCATTGAATTTCATTTGCTAATACCTCCTATTATTTGCTTGTATCCTTTGATATAAATAGCATTATTTACAGTAAAGTCTTTCTTTTTATTTTCCTTAGTTGCTAATAATGTTACTTCTTTAAAACCAGATATGTAGTATTTAGATGTGTTTACTTGTTTTAACTCTATATAATCTAAGTGGCTTCTAACATTCTTATTAGCTTCTATGTTTTCCATCAACTCTCTATACTCACTAGGGTCTGTTATTTTCTTATCCGTATAAATTCTAAAAGTGCCAGGTTTACCATTATAGTCAGTCCATTCTTTCACATCAAAGCCGTTATACAATAGACCGCACACGTCTTTTAATATCTTAGTTGTTCCCGCATTAATTTTAGAAAATATAGCCCTTTTAACTATCTTTTTCTTTTCTTCAAGAGTTGCATTTTTAGTGTATATAGAGTATTCCCATAACAGCATATTAATTTCTTGCTCATTCATTAAATCTATCATTTCAAGCTTTTTTAATTCACTGTTTATGATAGAGTTTCTGCTTCTTAAGACATAGTCTATAGATTCATATATCCATTTTGTTGTAGCATCATCTAAAGTAGATACTGCAGCAATGTCTGTTAATTTTAAGTCATCTATTAATATCATATGTCTTCAACTCCTAAATAATTGATTACTACATTGGTATTACATTTAGCGAACTGATGTGGCTCTAGCTTTTTGTAAACTGGAGATGTTATAACAGTTCTTTTTACTCCAACAAGCTTTAATCTTTTAATTAACTCATCAGGTATGATGTCTCTTCCTAACTTATTTTTTTGCCATTCTATATACTCATTTACTGTTGTTTGTACCTTAGCTTTTATTGAGTTAATATTGTTTTCATCTGCTTTATTTATGTAATAATCAAATTCAACTTTGTAATCTACAACTTCAGGGCTTTTTATAGTAACCTTATCTGTCAAAG